TGAACAGTAATACCAAATGACTTCATTAAATTCGTTAATAGATGATGCAAAGAATATTTCTCCTTGATCTAAGTTTACATTTTCAAACACATACCGAGATATAGGGCATGGTAATGTTTCTACTCGACCAGAATAAGCATAGAACTTATCGTGCCCCATCCAGTACACAACGTTATTTACAGACGTACAGCCACGAGGGGATATCATAGATACATTATCAGCCAATTCCTGTATCCCAAATACATCTGTAGTGCCCAAGAACTGTAGAGAATAAAGCTGTGCTTCAGTCCAAACCAATATCTCCTGTCTGGTAGCTAGGCCGCGAACAATTCTAGAACCCCTCGATACTTGTAAGAAACCAGCACTATTAGTTACTTCTGGTGTCCAGTTAACTGGATCATCTTGGTTAGACCATCTAATTAACAAACGATCTTGGTCACCACCACCATATGGAGTGCACCCTAGCGCAATTAAGTGCTTATCGTTCTGGGATACTAATACCTGCATAGCTATAGCAGGGACATCACTAGCGCCACCTAAAGATGAAAGAAGCACCGCTCTGTTAGACAATGCACTAGATGGGTCTGCAGTAGCCCCACGATCCCAGTAGTAAATAGCTCCATCACGAATATTGGATACTAAATCATTATCAAAGTTATCTAACCACCAGTCACGTTGCGGAAGGTCAACTGGCACAGTCGAACCAAGACCCCAATAACTACGACTCCAAGTTCCCGTTCCCCAACCATAACCTAATGTAACAGAAGGATTACCAGGCTCTATTTCAAACTCAGCAGTAATCCCAGTGCCACCCCCAACTGCAACGGTTGAAGTAGCCGCAGTAGTTACAGTAATAACAAAAGTATCTGCGTCGATTACTTGTGCAACATGACTTGTATTTAATTCGTCAGCTGGAACACCACCCACTGCTGTAGCACCACTAAATATAACAGTATCGCCTTCATTCGCGCCATGAGACGTAATAGTCACAGTAACATCAGTACTACCTGACGAAGTGGCAAAACAGTTATTGGTTGCCGGAGAAGTAAATGTCTGCCTAATAGGTGTGATGTTGTACATAACGCCACCCACCTCGATATAGAGCTTTGAGTTAGTACCCATTGCCAAGAAGTTATCGAGATAAGATGTGACCCAGTTCCACATTTGACGGCAAACACCTAAGAATGTCTGGCTCGTTTGTTTAGTCCAGCCACCTATCTTTTGTGGAAAACCAGAATAAAAACGCACATTATCCGAATCATACCAACCACCTTCATTAGAGTAGTTAGTGACGTTGCGGTTAATTCCTGGTTTTAGTTGTAACTTAATGAACGCCATCTTTATACCAATTCAAAATGAGGAGCATCAATAAACGGTCTTTTTCCCTGTGATCTACGAGTATCAATGTAGTGATTCATAGCAGATTCCATAGAGCCAGTCCACTCACATATATTATTTACATTCCAAGCAGCACCCCAACGGATTGCAACATTTAATTCTTTTGCGGCTTGTTTCACAGCATCGGCTATATCATCATATAAGTTAAGCTCCCATGAAACTCTATCGCCTACATAAGCTACCAGATCAACAGCTTTTCCTTCTATATGTTTACTAGCCATAGTCTGGCTTGCACCAGAGTTAACTAGCTCTTGCTGCCTTTCAATAGTACGTAGCCCTTCAGTTACGCCAAAATCTACCTTAGTTAGCTCAATCGCTTTTTTGACCACTTTTACAAGCTTTTCGTCAACACCATCGAGTCTACCTAGACTTCGTTCAGAGAGCTTAAAACTCATACTATTTCCTTCCGCCTTGACCTCTATATTTCTTAAAGTTTCTCTTTTCGTTTTTACTTCTTGGCCTAGAGAATGGAGAACTTCCGTCGCTAGTCTTATGCTTATGCTTAATGCGTGGGCCTTTTTCTCCAATCCCTAATTTTACTTTTGCCATTACTTAGTTACTCCTTTGTACTTCTCAAAGCTACGCAAGCCACCAAGTCCTAGCATACCCATAAGCACGGTCATCAACTGCCCCATGTCAAAATCTGGGAGAGGAGGGGTTTCCATTCCGTAGTAAGCCAAGACAAAAATAGCCAAAGGCTGGATAACGAAATGATAAGCAAAGGCAGTACCGCAAACCCAACCCACGAACGGTCTCCAACCACCTTTAAAAGTCGAATTACTAGCTGCTTCCGCCTTGTTAACCTCGATTTGGGCCAAGGCCAATTGGTGCGCGTGGTTGTCCGCCATCGTAGCAATTTCATGAGCTAACTTCGCTTTCTGGTCTTTATCTTCTATGACCTTATCTAAAAGTCCGGTTACTGGTTCAATTAAAGCACTTAGAAATGGTATTGCCATAAATTTTCCTTATTTCGTTGGCATTTTATTTAGAGCATTTGCAAATATCTATGCCGCATTTTGCGAGCACCCAAACAATAAACTGTTTAATTTTTCTAAATACCCATATAACAACTTTTTTAACCCAATCTAAAATTGTTTCGATACAAATAATAAACCAGTTTAAAATTTTTCCTATAAATTCAAGAATCATAATAATCTCCTATTGACCCATTGTTTTAGCACCGGCTTCTGGCACCGATGTAGCCCAAATAGATATTGATTGTTTTGGTTGCCAAGGCTCATTGCAATTAGTGCAGGTTCCTGTAGCTTCCTCATGTTCACTAACGGGATCAGCACAGTTGCTACAAACAATTTCTATTTCATGCTTGCAAACTGTAATCCCATCCACTTTCGCAGCTTCATATAAAGTTTTCATGGTCTATAAATCCCATATCCAAATTCAAAAACAACTACACCATCACCACCATAACCAGTTGTCATGCTTCCATAACCACCGCCAGCGCCACCCAGGCCTCCACCACCAGAACCATAAGTGCCATTACCTGGGCTACCTAAACCAGTTTGATACTGTGAACCAGCGCCGCCATTACCGTAAGAAGCTCCACCACCACCTCCACCAGCACCTGATTCATTTCCACCCGACCCAGCACCGCCAGCACCGCCAGAGCCACCATAACCGCCTATACTACCTCCAGTACCACCAGCAGATCCATTATTTCCGCCAGCACCACCATCACCACCATTAGACGAACCTATGTTTGTTACCGCGCCTATAATGGTATAAGTACCACCGCCGCCTCCAGCTATTGCGTTGTAACCACAGTTATCACCTATTGAAGACCCAGCACTTCCATCTGTACCTGGAGCGCCTCCTTGAGTACCACCGTTTGCGGTTAAAGTAAAAGACTGAGAATTTATAGTCCCCGTAACAATGGTTTGCGTCCCTGGTTGCCCAGATGTAGCTCCACCACCAACAAAAGAATATCTATTGTCACGCGCAGCCCCCGGTGCACCACCAGTGCCAATCGTAAAACTTATGGTATCTCCTGGTAGACAATTACCCTCAACAGCGATAAAACCACCACCGCCACCACCAGAACCTCCTGAATGGTTAACGGACCCACACCCTCCAAAAAGACCACCACCGCCACCTCCGCCACCGCCAGCAGCAAGTATTCGTATTCTTGAAATAGTATCGGGTACAGTAAAAGTACCACTTGAGGTCTTTATGTCTTGACTAAGATCTACTGGATATACTCTTTTCCAAGTGCCACCATCATTTACATAAACTTCTCTGCATATTTCCCAAGTACCACCGTTGTTAACGTAGATAAGTCTAGTAGTTTTCCAAGTACCAGCAGAATTAACGTACGGTTGAGGTGTTGTATAAACAGTCATTTACCATTTTCCTAACGGACATGTAGAGCTAGTAACTTGCACTCTAAATTTTAATATGCAGTTACATTCACTACAGCCATCAAAATGTTCATATAAAGTAGTCTTAGCTGGACAGTTATTACATACAGCCAAACGTTCTTCTTGTAGCTGCTGGTTACTTCTTAAATGCTCAGAAGTCCTTTCGTAAGAATCTACGATTTCCTGATCTAGCTGTTCTTTACTTGGAAAATCAGACATTATTAAGAAATCCTATAGTGAACATCACCACTAGAACCACCAACAGGAGCCGAAGTAGATATTGTTCTAGTCCCAGACCCATTAGAGCCAACTGTAATGCTATTAATAGACGTTCCGGTTATTGACCCACCACTAATAGATACGCTATCTGCATTTTGAGAAGCCAAAGTACCCAGCGAACCAGTTGCGTTATCTACATATTGAGTAGTAGCAATCTTAGTTGAGTTGTCCCCAGCGCTTTGAGTAGGTGCCGTAGGATTCCCTGTTAGTACTGGAGAAGCAGATAATACAACTGACCCCGTGCCAGTAGAAGTAGTAGTTCCTGTACCCCCACTAGTTACCGGAAGTGCTGAAGCTAGAGTTAAAGAAGAAAGGTGGGTAACAGCGTCAACCACATCTGTGCCATTATTAATAAGCAGCATGGTTTTACCCACTGGTACCGTTACACCTGTTTGCCCCGAAACCTTTACCGTACACGCATCTGAGAGGCCGTTGTACACGAGATACATTTTCTCAATAGCGGGTACATTTAAATCCCTAGCCCCACCAGATACACCCGTAAGATTCAATCTCATATTTCTAGCGGTCTGTGTGCCAGGGTTATCTGAAAGAGTCAAAGTTACATCAGCACTAGAAAAAGTTACATTAGCAGTTCCGCCAATAGCCTCTTCAAGCGCTGTACCCAAGTTAGTATTAGTAACAGCCCCCCAAGAATTGAGGTTTTCTCCAGTTGTCATTAACTGAAGTTTTAAGTTTGTTGAGTATGTACTTGCCATTTATAGCTCCTATGCTGCTATCTTTAACCAATTAGCTGATTGTGTATCATCTACTTCTTGCCATCCTGAAGTCTGATCGTCATTAATTAACTGCCAATTCGGGTCTTGACCCGGCACTATTGTATTCCAAACTAACGGCGTGGTTACTAGTCCTTGCGCCGAAACTCCAATTGGGTAGACTTTTGCTCTACCTACAACATCAGCATCTCCGAGTTCTCCACTAGCCTCAACCCCAGTAACTGATATGAGGTTTATGGTTTTAACAGCATATGCTCCAAGGGTAATAGTACCTTCTTCACCCGTAACTGTTACATTTGCTTCACCTCTAGCAACTGCTGTACCTAACGCTCCGCTAGCCTCTACTCCAGTAACCGTTACATTTGCCCCGCTCGTAACAGAAACCGATCCTACACTTGCACTAGCTTCTTCACCAGTAACCGTTACATTTGCATCTGATGTAGTAGTTGCTGTTCCTAACGCCCCACTAGCTGAAACTCCAGTTAGCGTTACATTTGCAGCACCAGTAATAGAGACTGAACCTGCACTTGAAATAGCTTCTTCACCGGTAACTGATACGTTTGTATCGCCGCTGATTGTTGCCGTTCCAAGAGCACCACTGGCTTCTACTCCAGTTAGCGTTACATTTGCGTCCCCGGTAACACTGGTTGTTCCTACACTCGCACTAGCTGATACACCTGTTACTTCTGCATCTATTGCAACTCTAACGACTACAGAACCTAAATCACCACTAGCTTCGACTCCAGTAACCGTTACAGTTGCAGCACCTCTAACTACTGAAGTGCCTAATGCTCCACTGGCTGATACCCCTGTTAATGTTACATTCGCATCCGCCGTAACAGATACGGTACCAACACCACTGGTTGCTGAGAGTCCGGTAGGTGATGCAGACGCATCAATTTGACCATAACCCCAGTAGGCTACGCCATATCTACCCTCACCCCAGTCGCCAGTGGCTGCCATAGCTTAACTACGCAATACGGATGATTGCCGATGTCGCGTCTGCTGTTGGGAAAATAATAACGAAGTCACCGTCTGTAGATGTCTTATCTGCACCAAAATCTAATACCGCAACTGCAGCATTTGGAACTGCTCCAGAAATACCGTTAGCTGATGGTGTGTTGTTATAGATAAGAGCACCACGTGCGGTTACTGATACGTTTGAGAATGTAAGGTCTGCAAAGTCTGCGTAACCCGTACCAGCAGATGCACTTGTATTGGTTGAAGTAACACCGTTATTGGTTAGGTTCTCTCCGCCAGCCGTATAGTTTGTACCTGATGCTTCGTTGGTAGCACTATAAGCTGTGGTGTTTGCATCAATAGATGCAGATGATGTGTAAAGGGCTAATTTAAATGTGTCTCCAGTAGTGTTCCGAAAATCATGCACTGCTAGCATGAGTTCAGCTTTGAACGAAGTACACATCGCCTGTGTAATTGCCATGTTTGACTCCTTATGAATCTAAGATTGGTATAAGTTCTGGATAACCCGCTTTTTTGAGCTTGTTTGCCAGGGTAACGTTGTGAGACCTCACAGCCTCATTTATATAAAAAATTAAAGTCTTTCGTATATGCTCTTTGTAGGCTTGAGCCTGATCTCTAATAGCCGGATGAGTTTGATCTCCAATAGAAATAATCTTATCAACTGCTCGGTTGGCAATCTCTTCTGGAGTAAACCCTCGATTACTTGTTGTTTCTACTCTAACTCCACCACCTAATAAAAAAGCGACTTCATCCATAATTATTTAACCGGGTACCTTACCTGTGGGGTTCTATACATATCCTGACGATTTTTAGCGTCGCCAAGCTCCTTAAGTAATGCAAGAGACTCGTCATACCTCTTCTGATACCCTTGCAATACATCTGCTTCTGACTTCATAAAAGTAGCTGCTTCAAGCAATGACCC